TTGTTCAGGGATATCGACCTTGGCGGTGGTTTCATCAAACTGTGAAATAAAGTAAATACCTCATTGATTAAATAAAAAAAGACCGGGGTATTATCCCCGGTCTTACTTTAGCTCATCTCACAAGCCGAAGCCAGAATTACATCTTGGCAGCAGTTTGAACCAGTGCGATACGCTCAGGACGCAGTGCCATGAAGCCGTAGAACCAGCGAATAGAGATGAAGCCAGTTTCGCCATACGGGTCAAGACGGTCGAGGTTTTCGCCCGGTTTCTTGTGGTTGATTTCGAACTTAACGGAGTTACCGGAAGTCTGGAAGGTGATGGTCGCAAAGGACTCGTCACCAACAACCAGAATCGGGAACACGTCATAGTTCTCGCCGTTGTTGTAGTACACAGCGTCATCGCCAGACTCCAGAGTCGCACCGGCACCTTCCCACTTGAACATGTTCGGGTTAACGATGAAACGGAACTGGTCGATCTGGCCAACTTCACCGGTCGCCAGGGTAGTACCAGCAGCGTAATGCTCGGCAGAGATAAACGCCGGATTACCATGCAGGTCAGTCATCGCGCGGAGGGTCGGGATCAGTTCGGAGCCAATGTACGCATAACGTGCAGCTGGAACGACTTTGGTATCGATGTTACGAGTACCAGTCAGGATCGTGGTGTGTTTCGGAGTGCGGTTGTTATCGAGGTCGATAGACAGACGCATCAGGTCAACGTAGGTAACCACGTCACCCTGGCCGATTTCACTACGCTGGGTTGCTTCGCCCGCATAACGGATTGTACCGGCATTGTTGATCAGGTCGATGCCCAGGGCATCTTCGGTGATCTGGTTCGCGGCAGTCAGCAATTCGCGGTTGATGTGCATCAGCAGGTCAGCATCGGTATCGAAGTTCAGAGAGTCACGAGTGTACTCAGTGAAGAAACCGAATTTCTCGAAGGTGCCTTCCAGCTCCAGACGAGTAACGCCAACACGGTTAACACGACCACCGTTTTCGCCCAGTACCGGCAGTTTGTTAGGCACAGAGCCGATATCTTTGCTGGAACCGTACAGGTTACCGTTAACGATTTTAGCACCAGTCGCGTCGATACCTTCGTCGTTGATGTTGCGTTCGTCGAGGATCGGCATGTAGTGGAAACGCTTAATTTTCTTACCGTAGTTCGACGGAATAGATTGAGCGTTAGCCAACTGGGTGAAGAACTGCTCTTTACGCAGTTCGGTCAAAGCCTGGCGCTGATAGTACGCAGTGATAATCTGCGGGCCAACACTGGACTCACGCCCATTAGCGGGGTCTTTATATTGCATAACCATAAATAGTCAGCCTCTTACTTAAATTTAGTTGGGTCAATCTTAGCAAACTCTTCATCAGAAAGTGAAAATAAATTATCACTTACGGGTGCAGAGGTTTTGCCCTGTACGGTTTGCTTCGGTGCAGCAGCAGCTTTTTTAGCGGCAGTATTGTCCTTCTTAGCCGGAGCAGTTACTACCGGTGCAGCTTGCTGAGCAGGGGTCGGTTGAGGTTGCGGTGCAACACCCAGCTTACCTTCCTGCAACAGTTTTTGCTCAGCAGCAGAGTACAGTTGAAGCGTGGTCATGCCATTGGCTTTACCTAACAATGCGGAGCGGTCTACTTCTGCCTGGATCAGGTCAAAGTGGCCCAGGGCTTTTTGTTGCTGTAGGACACGCAGAATCTGCGGGTTCTTACCAACGATTTCCTGGCTTGCAGCATCCCAGCCAGTCGTAACCACGTTCAGCATATCTGCGAAACCAGGTTGCTGGCCGAGTTCTGTAACAACATCTTCGAGGTCGATCTGTTCAACCGGGGGAGCAGTATGCTTGGACTGATAGTCCACTTCGGCGTCAGGGTCGTACTCGTCGAAATTAAAACCGCTGTCCTTCACCAGCTTGGCGATTGCTTTCGGATCACGTTTGCTCAGGTCGATAAGGAAACCGAGCTTACCTTCGTCCAGCAGTTCGTTCTGCTCAAGCATCTTCATAAAGCGACGGTTGGGTTTCAGAGCAGCCATCTTCGCGTTGTAGTTCGCGCCCATTTGCATAAGCGTAATCATCTCTTCCGGGCTGGATAGAGTCAGGTCACGCCCATTGGCTTTAAAGGGTTTGGTGAGTTGCTCATAAAACGCTTTGTAATCCGGTACATTCTGAGATGAAGGATCAGTCTTTTTAGGGTCAGCATCCGGCTCAGATTTCGCCTTGCCTTCCGGCTCCGGCTCATCTTCGCCTTCACCCGGTTTCGGTGCGTCAGCATCGTCACCCGGTTTTGGGTCGCCCTCACCTGTTTCTACAACTTCGCCGTTATTATCCGGGTTCGGATTTTCCGGTTCCGGTTCGGTAACGGTAGTTTGTTCAGGTTGGGGATCTTCTTTCGGGGTAGGCTGAGCGCCTTCCAGGTACTGAGAGATATCCAACCGGCTTAATTCGTCATCCGACATTGCGAATACGTCAACGTCCTGACCTAGTTGCTCGGCGTTTCCACTCATGCTTATTCCTCGTTATTTCTGATGGCGAGAAGTTCTTCGCTGGCTTCACCAACTGTCTTCTCTGCGGTTGCAGCGTCCGATAAGACTTTATCGATATACGCTTTAAATTCGGCTACTGCATCGATCTTACGAGAAACTTTATCCCCGTCTTCCGTGGATTCCGCACGCTGGTAAACCAGGTGGAGCGCATATTCACGAAGGAAGCCATTAATGATTACGGATTTAAAGTCGGAGCTATTAAGGAGTCGTCGTAACGCTTTACCTTTCTCCATGACTTTTGTATCACGGCTAATCTGGCTTTCGAGTTCAGTTTCTAAAGACATACGGTAACCTCATATAGAGTTAAGGCAGGTGGACAATACAATAAATTATCCAACCTGCCTATAGTTTTACGCAGTTGCTGGGCTTCGTCCAGCGTTATTCATACGTTGGGGCTGTCTGTTTAAGCCAGCCTTCGCATGTTCCTGCAACAGATTTAAGTTATGGGTGAGCTTAGCCAACGTGGACTGATGATTATTTTGCAACTCAGAGAGTGCCATTTGCTCATCAGTTTTAGTCCGGGTAAGTTCCAGTTGTTGCTGGTGTTTAACCCCATTCTGTTCCTGGAGGAAATCCAGATTATTTTTATCTGCACTGGACTGAATGTGGTTAGCACGAGCCTGCTCAACAGGAACCTTGCTCTGGTTAAGAGAACCTTTAGTACCTGCTTCGAGAGCCTGAGCACGCGTAAGTTCAATCTGGGCTTGCAGCAGTTCAAGCTGAGCTTGCTGGATTGCTTGCTGCATCGGATCAGGCTGCGGCTGGAAGGACATGATCTTGTGTTGAAGATCAGGCATCTTACGCAGACGGGCAATCTCACCAAGGATCATTTGAGTCATACCGAAGTCGATATTGTTACCCAGAGTCTGGAGCATGAATGCCAGATCCTGCGCTTGTTGCTCATCGGCTTCTGCGGTGGAGATAGTGACCTTGAGGTCAAACTCACCTTTCAGATCGTCACGACGTACCGGGATAAACTCATCTTCGGTAACACGGACTACCTCTTCCTCGTCCAGCCATACGGCATTCATGGCAATGACCTTACGGGCCACTTCCACTAAGCCAGTGGATAAACGACGGAGGATACCCATCTCACGTTTGGATGCAGCATCCAGTGCCCCACGGACTGCCGTAGCAGTACCGCCCAGAGAGTCACCATCCAGACCAGTATTGGCAAACGCTTTAACACCTGTCATGGATTCAGCTTCGGTATTCATCAGGCTCAGCATGTACTGAGCAGATACCGGGATCTCCGGGTACTTGTGACTATAGATACCATTTTCCGGCGATACCCCAGGGTTAAACTCATAGTCGAGTCCCTGCTGGTAACGCTTTTTGTTGAGGCTATCGAGCAGAGACTTGGCGAAGCCAGTCTGCGAGTTAGCCGATTTGCCGAGCAGGTCGATCATGCCACGGGTAACAGCACCAGCGATATCCTGGTTATCTTTCAGGAGTTCGCCATCTGGTTCACCGTACACGGCCTTACGTACCGGCAGGTACTGAACGATAGTGAATGGCAGTTCACCGTCAGGGAAAGGGTTCTCTTCCAGACGGATAAGGGTATCACCTACCCATGTGCCGACAATTGCAGTAAGACGACCGCTACCGTCAATATCCCAATATCCCCAATACTCGGAAGCAACAATTCTCTTACGGGATTTACCTGCTGGCTGGAAATCGGGGGCAGCATTCGGTGTGAAGTTAGCAGCCGATAAAGGCGATTCAGATGAGACATTGAGTTTCTCCAGGTTTCGGTAACGGCCCTCTGCCTTCAATTCCGCGATGGAGGTCTCGAAGGCATAAACTACAAAGTTGGCCTTTTTAATATCACCATTACATGAAGGATCAATATAGAGGTTTGCCAACCGACATACTTCCAGAGTTGGCTGATTTTTAACGGTGCGCATCTTTTTAACCATACGCACGTCTGTTTGAATTAAACGGATTGGCAAGCCAGTCTGTTTGAACTGGGCATATCCGTCTTGCAGTGATTGGTCAAGACCGAGCAGTTGGACTGGGTTTTCCATTTCCAGTTGCTGCATCTGCTGGTAGATATCGCTCATGCGAGGATCAACCATACCCTGGTAAACAGGTTCTTCGACGGTTTCTTCAACCTCCTCGAAATCCCAACCAGTACGCAGCACAACGGTGCCCTCATCGACAGCAGCACGAACGTACTCGTCGATAAAAGCAACACGGTTCATCTTATTAGTAAACTGCATATTCAACAGGAGTTCGTTCTGAACAGCCCCCTTCTTATCTTCCCAGGTAATCGGGGAGACTTTGAACAGATCTGGGCTTGCTAAGAACGGCTCCGATAATGCAGCATATCTCCACTCAGCCTGCTTACGAATAAGTTTAGGCTGAACTTTGGATTGCCCTTTAGTGGTTTTCGGTGCCGCTTTACCGGTTGCATTCCGATAGTCATTCCATTCTTCGACCTTGCTCATTTGAGCCTGGTGCGAGGATTCGCAACTCTGCAAGTCCTGTTTGAAAATGGAAAGCGTCGGTTCACGCGACCAATCGGTCAGCTTAGGCACCTCTACCCCAGCAGCAATCTGTACGTCATCGGGGGCAAGGTCAGTCATATGTCCTCTGCTCTGGTGAATAATTTCACCCATTATTGTCAAATAAACCAGAAAGGAAACCTTTCCGTGCAAACTACCTTTGAAAAAGTAACTGCTCTTAATTTAGCATTCGGTAACGTTAAAGGCGATCTTAACGACCCGAACGTTAAAGCAATCCGTAAGCAAGCGATGCTCTGCATCGAAGAAGCTCTGGAAATGGTTGAAGCCGCATTCCCTGGCCGTAAGGTCACAATCCAGATTGATGATAAAAATCTGGTTGATGGTATTGATATCGTTGCCATCATGGATGCCCAGGGTGACCTGACCACTGTTAACGATGGGGTAGGCCATATTGCTGGCTTCGACGGTAACGCAGTGTACCAGTTGGTGCATGATTCCAACATGAGTAAGTTCATCTCGCAGGAAGAAGACAAAGTGAAAGCTCTGTCCTATTACTACGATCTCGGCTTCCAGCCGGACGACCTGTATCTGCATGGTAACTACCCAACTATGTGCATTAAGGTCAAGCGTGATATCAAACTGAACGGTAAATTCTACCCGGAAGGGAAGTTCCTGAAAAACATGGTGACTTTCGCTGAACCAGATTTTTCTCAACTTCTTCCAAACCAGGCTTGATATCTGGCTGCGGGTGCGGTAATACTTAACTTACACCACCTGCATTATCATCTTTCTCCCTCAGCGATGGGGGAGCTTTTAAACCTGAATATACTCATGAGTGTGTTGATGCTTAGAAGCACCGGTGACGCCAGCGACTAAGAACCATGTTCTACTTTGGGAATACGATTTGATAATACGGGCAGTGCCCCGTCCCTGCACAAAGGCTTAATACCTGGAGTGCTATGGAACCAGAACCAGATTACCGAACTCGGAGTTGCCCCCGGCTTTACAGGGGGCTTATTAGTTAGGACACTCAACATTGAACAGGCTCATACCCTAACCTCAATGTGTAGCAACAGCCTTTGCAGTGGTTGCCCCAACTACAGAGTGTCTTAATTAATGAGATGGGATAGCTAAACGGTGAAGCGGTAGACTGTTAATCTATGATAGCGGGGTTCGAGTCCCAGTCCCATCGCCAAATGTAAACCGTGGAATAATGTTTAGGGTAGTTAGCGATAGCCCCTACACCCCACGGTAGAGAGTCCAGACGATATCTGAGTGACTTTAAAAACTGATGGAAGCAGGTGGAATCCCTGCAAGTTTTTCTGGGGTATAGCCAAGTGGTTACGGCACCGGTCTTTGATATCGGCATTCTCTGGTTCGAATCCATATACCCCATCCAAATTACCCGGTAGGCTTAATGGTTAAGACGCCCCCAGGACTTAAGACTGGGATACAGGTTCGAATCCTGTCCGGGTAGCCAGTTTCAGAGTGTAACGGTAAACCCAAGAGCCGGAAGTGCGAATCGCGCGATAGCTGCCAATGTGCTTGAGGTAAACCCGTACAAGGTTAGGATCCTCACTCTGAACCAATCCCCCTCAAACCAGAGTAACAATCATGTTCACCCGATCCTATTGATGAATTTCTTGATGCCGTGGATACGGTAGACCTCTGCATTGCTATAGCAAAAAAGTATAATGAACCCGTTGACGATAAGCTCAGATGTTGTAGTCTGCTTATAGCCAAACGTATTCATAACATTCAGATACGAGACATGTTTATCAATCTCGGTTACGAGAAGATACCAGCCGTATTCTGGGTGATGATGAAAAATCAGTTAGAAGTTATCAAAGCTGGTTTATAAGTTCCCGTCGTTACGCCGCGTGCGTGATGGTTGGAAATACCCGACAAGGTTATCCGCATAGGGGATATAAAAGCGCCTATGCACCTGCAAGCCTGGAATAGCCCCTCTTCGGAGGGGCTTTTT